TCCTGCGACCTTAACCAGATTCGATGCAGAGTATGCCGCCACACATGGACGGCCAGATTGTTCTGTGATTGTTGCTGCGGTTGCAAATCCTTCTGCTATATACAGTGTACCTGGCTCATCAAATGAGCCTGTCATCCAGAACTTACCGCTGGTAGATCCGCCAACGTGATATAACTTCTCGCCATCTGCGGAGATGTACTGTAGGGAGCATAGTGATGAGTTTTCGTCATACAGGGGAAGGACAAGGCGTCCATCACCTGTGACTCTAGCGCCGTGAGCGTCGATACCCTTGCGCTTTAGATATGGATGATCGGTTGTTGCTTGAGTGCATCCGGCCCAGATTGTATCAACGACATTTGCAGCGACTTCGTGCTTCTTCTCTGTCTCTGCATCCCGCAGTGTGCGGGCTTCTGAGAGTCTGCGAGTGTGAGACATTTCTTCGAATGGCGAAAGCTGTCTGCCGATGTCAGCCCGGAACGCCATCTCAACGCTGGACCGCCAATCACCGAACCGCCCTGCGGGTATGCCATCGCCAAAACATACATACCAGCCCGACTTATCGCCGTGCCCGCTACCGCCCTTTGTACCGGACGAGAACCGATGCAACCTGCCGTCTAATCTAATATCTGGAGGGGGTTCTAGGCCTGCGGACCGCATAGCATTTGCTAGCTGGACATCAGGCGCGTCAATTTGTGGCGTGGAGGATGGAGACCATCCGCCAAATATCTCCGTCAGGTCTGCCATGAGCGGCTCTCGAAGTAATCGCTCAACAGTTTTACGGTCTCATAACTAGGCTTGGAGTCCGGCTTTACGAATCTGTAAAGAGTGCTGGCGTGTATGCCTGCGCCCTGTGCAACACGCTTTAAATTCGAGTTTGTTAGTCGTACTTTAATGTCATCCGTGGTTAACATTGTGCGCTTCCTCGTAAATTAATTATCGGTAACGCTTGCAATATAATGCATTTTGAAATAATATACAACCTTGCATCGACCGGAATCCTCCAACTGATGCGAAAAACTTAGGAGAATTAAAAATGGCAATTCAACTAAAAGGTACAGGTAGCATTTCCTCGTCCGGTGTCAAGATGTTGGTATACGGTCAGGCTGGAGCTGGCAAGACATCATTAATCAAGACACTTCCGCATCCGGTAATCATCTCAGCCGAAGGTGGTCTCTTGTCAATCCAAGATGCCGATCTACCGTTCATCGAGATCCGTGGCGTTGAAGATCTGCGCGAAGCTTACAAGTGGGCAACCTCTGCGGATGAGGCTAAAAATTTCGAGTCGATAGCTCTGGATTCTATATCAGAGATCGCCGAAGTGGTTCTGATTGCAGAAAAGAAAAGTAATAAAGATCCGCGAGCTGCTTACGGTGCTATGCAAGATACTATGACGGAGATTATCAGAAGCTTTCGAGATATACCAGCCCGCCATATTTACTTTACTGCCAAGGCTGAGAAAGCTGCTGACGAGACCGGCAAGATCTTGTACTCACCGAGTATGCCTGGCAACAAGACGGGCCAGTCTCTTCCGTACTTCTTCGACTTAGTAATGGCGTTGCGGGTTGAGATGAACGACGAGGGCGCAAGTCAGCGGGCCTTGATGTGCGATTCAGATAGCTCATGGTTGGCGAAGGATCGCTCTGGGAAGCTGGACAAATGGGAAGCGCCGAATCTTGGAGAGATCATTACCAAGATTGGTGGCCCTAAATGAGTCACGACATCGAGCATCTAGTCCGTTTGTGGGTGTCTAGCAAATTAGCAGAAGCCGATGCTATACAAAAGCGCAGGCGTTTTGAGGATTTAATTGTAGAAGCCCTTGAGATTCCAGAGTCTTTGGATGGTACGGAGAACTTTGACATAGGGCAGTACAAGCTTAAGATCGTTGGCCGGCTCAATCGTAAGATTGATGCAGAGAAGTTGGCGGAGATTGCTAAGGAGTATGGTCTGTCTGACCACCTTCAAAGCCTATTCCGTTGGAAAGCAGAGATGAATGTAACAGCATGGAAATCAGCAGCAGAAGCAATTACCCGCCCACTTTTGGACGCGGTGACAACCGAGCCGGGGAGACCTAGCTTTTCAATTCAAATTAAGGAGCAATAAAAATGGCCTCATTAGATGAAACCTTTGAACTAAGCAAGATGCCACAGCCATCAAACTCGTTTGAGCCATTACCAGAAGGTTGGTACGAGGCAACGATAGCTGGCGCTGAAGTTAAGGCCACGAAGTCTGGGACCGGCAAGTACATTGCAGTTCGCTTTGACATCACTGGCCCGACACACCAAGGCCGTGTTGTATTCACGAATATAAATATTCGCAACGAAAACCCAGGCGCTGAAAAATTTGGCAAGGAACAATTTGCTGCGATCATGCTAGCTGTTGGACTTGATCAGGTTACTGATTCAGACCAGCTTATTGGCGCCAGAATGAAGATTAACCTTGGCATTGAGACCAGTAAAGAGTATGGGGATAAGAATAAGATCAAGTCTTACAAGGCGTTAGATGGAGCTATGCCGGCAGATATATCAAAGGCTGCAAAGAGTGGGAGCACCCCTCCTTGGACAAAGAAGTAAAATAACGGAGACCCTGCCCGAAAGGGTGGGGTTCATTATATGAAAATCCCAGAACCAATTAATTCATTATCTGCCCTGATTGACAAAGCTCACGAGGATCGGCAGGAGCCTCCGCGCCCCCACCTTGGGGCATCTCTTCTGGGCCATCCATGCGATAGATGGTTATGGCTATCCTTTAGATGGTCAGTAATCGAGAAGTTTCCGGGAAGAATCTTGCGCCTTTTCCGGCGCGGCCAGAATGAGGAGGCGCAGATCTTAAGCGATCTGAGGTCCATAGGCATAAACATAGTATCAACTGGTGATGCTCAGAGCCGGGTTGATTTTGGCTCTCATGTATCTGGTAGCCTGGACGGTGTGATTACACATGGAGTCCCTGAGGCGCCAGCAAAGAAGCACATAGCCGAGTTCAAGACACACTCCAAGAAGTCATTTGATGATCTAGTTAAGTCTGGTGTTGAGACAAGTAAGCCCGCGCATTTCATTCAAATGCAGGTCTATATGCTGGGCAAGAAGATTGACCGGGCATTATATGTTGGCGTGTGCAAGGACGATGACCGCATCTATACCGAACGAGTTCGTCTTGATAAGGCGGTTGCGGAGAAGGCTGTTGCTCGTGGGGTCAGAATCACGATGCTGGACCGTATGCCAGAGCCATGTGCTGGAGCTGCACCAGACTGGTATCAGTGTAAGTGGTGTCCGGCGCATAAGTTCTGCCACGACACTAAGCTCACCAAGGAGGTCAACTGTCGCACCTGCGCCCACTCTACGGCTACGCCAGAATCGAAATGGACTTGTGCTAGGTATGACAACATTGAACTGGCGGTAGAGAATCAGCGCACTGGCTGCAACTCTCATGTATTGCACCCAGACCTTGTGCCGTGGGATAGGGTAGATAGCGACAACGCACACGAGGCTGTCTATATCATTGACGGCAAGCCCGTGAAGAATGGTGCCGCCGATTGCAACAGCTTCACAAGCCGAGAGATGGTAGCAAACCCCAGCGCCTGCGCCAATCCTACTCAAGATATTATTGATACACGAATGGAAATGGATGCGAGGATTGTAGGATGAGTGATGCAACGCTAAGGGATTATCAGCGGCGGGTTCTTGACGATCTTGATAAATGGTTTGGGACCAGCAAGCTCAAGCACCCGTGCATTGTACTTCCAACCGGCTCTGGCAAGAGTCACATCATTGCTTCGTTCTGCAAGGAAGCGATACAGAGCTGGCCTAGCACCAAGATCCTGATGCTGACACACGTTAAGGAACTGATTGAGCAGAATGCTGCTAGGATGCGTGAGCACTGGCCTGATGCTCCGATGGGGATCTACTCATCAGGCATGGGACTGCGCCAACTGGGGCAGTCAATCACATTTGCTGGGATACAGTCTGTTAGGAAGAGGGGGAATGAGATTGGTCATGTCGATCTAATCATTATTGACGAGTGCCATCTTGTAGGTCACAAGACTGAGGGTGGGTATCGGACGCTGATAGATGTCCTGACTGCGATCAACCCAAATCTGCGGGTCATAGGCTTGACTGCCACGCCCTATCGTCTGGGGCATGGGGTTATCACTGACAAGCCCGCCATATTTGATGAGCTGCTGATGTCTGTTGATATACCTGAATTGATACACAAAAAGTTCTTGGCAACACTGAAATCTAAAAAGACTAAAGCCGAGCTGGATGTATCTTCAGTTCACAAGCGTGGCGGGGAGTTCATTGAGAGTGAGCTGCAGTTTGCAGTTGATACCGATTTACAGAATTCCAGGGTGGTGACTGAGGTACTGGAGATGGCTGGTGACAGGCGCTCTTGGCTATTCTTTTGCTCTGGCGTAGAGCACTCTAGGCATATTGCTGATGAGCTTAATCGGCGTGGTATTGTGGCTGAGGTGGTTACTGGGGAGACCCCCAAGAAGGATAGGGCTAGAATCTTGGAAGATTTCCGCAGTGGAAAGATCAGGGCGCTGACCAATGCCAATGTTCTGACCACTGGATTCGATCATCCAGACCTTGACCTGATTGCAATGCTGCGCCCAACCATGAGTGCCGTGTTATACATTCAGATGGCAGGTAGGGGGATGCGGCCTAAGCTCCACACCGATCATTGCTTGGTGCTGGACTTTGCTGGGAATGTTGCCCGCCATGGACCAATCACCAATGTGGCGCCACCAGAAAGGGTGTCTGAAGGTGGTGGCGTACCGCCAGTTAAGGTATGCCCGGAGTGCCAGGAGTTTGTGCATCCGTCTACTAAGATCTGTCCGTCATGTGAGTATGTTTTCCCAGAAAAGGAAAAGCCAAAGCTAAAGCTCCGTAACGATGACATCATGGGGCTGGATGGAACTGATATGGCGATTGAATCATGGTTGTGGTGCGCTCATACTGGCAAGCAGTCGGGCAAGGATATGCTTATGGTGAGGTACTATGGCAGGGGCATATCAGATCCAATTGTGAGCGAGTACCTTTGCATTGCCCATGATGGATACGCTGGAGAAATAGCTCGTAAACTGCTGATGAAAATATACTGGGATTCTATGCGTGTGCCATATTACGAGCATGAGGTGGGCGATGACATGGAGAAGAACTCTGTATTCTTGAATAAATTAAAGCCCCCGAAAAAGATAATATTCAATCGGGACGGTAAGTTTTTTAGAGTTACCGAAAGGAGCTGGGCATGAAGACAGAACATGAGGAGCAGCGCGAACTGGTGCAATGGTTTAGGCGTAATATAACAGTTCGGATATTCGCCATACCAAATGGTGGCGCTCGGTCTGCAGGTACTGGCGCCAGGCTCAAGGCTGAGGGTGTTAGCTCTGGGGTACCGGATCTGTATATCCCTGCGTGGAACCTATGGATTGAGATGAAGCGCGAGAGTGGTGGAACGGTAAGCGCAGCACAAAAGGACTGGATCGAATACCTAGAGGGTATTGGTCACACTGTGATTGTGGCCCACGGAAAGGATGCCGCCATTGAGAGTATCTGTAAGTTTGTTGCAGAATTCAAAGAGGATGAGTTCTTTTAATACCGCTCCTCATACCGGTATTTACCCTGAAACCCATCACCTATAGGGTTTATGATACCGCTCTTCATACCGCTCTAATACCGCTCTGGGGAAAATGTGGACAAAAAAAGAGAGCCGGTAGCTGGAGGGCGCGGCTCTCTGTACTACAGGCTCTTCTACCAAGAAGAGGTGGTATTATAACAGAGCGCCCTAACAGATACAT